TTGTGTCAGTAAGACTAACATCACTACTCCCATAACCCGCACGAGTAGTCTGAGTAGCAGTGACGATTGGTACATTGCATTCAACTGCAAGACCACGGAGTTCTTCTGCAATCGCTTTAACAAAAGTATATGAGTTTACAATAGTTCCTTTGTATCTAGCACTCGCACAGATGTTTAGATAGTCAATGAACACAATGTCAGGTTGGAAACCCTTCTTCAATGACAACTCATTCAACAATGACTTGAAATGATTTACATGTGCTGATGCTGTTGGGTATTCTTTAATAACTATCCTACCCTGTGTTTTCTTGTGCAATAGATCTACCTTGTTTCTAAACTGTTGCTTAGTAAACAGAGGGTCACTTAGTTGTTTGATTGGGACGTCGAGGAGGTTGCTGTCAATTCGTTCAGCAATCTTCTCTTCTGCCATTTCAAGTGTAATATAGAGA